GCAAGGAGTTATGTCCAAAAATACTCTTGAGGAACAAATTAGATGTCAAACTGGTCTAGTTCCATTTGACGGTTCTGTTATTGCTTATAAAATTGTAGCCTCTGATTTGACTTCTTTTTATGATAAGAATTTTAAATATGAAATTGGAGAATGGGCAATTGCAGAAGACCCTGATGAAAGTGATGAAGCTTGCACTTCAGGACTTCATTTTTCTAATGCTACTTATTGGGATAAACATTGTTTGTATGCTGGTTATGATGGAGTTTACTTAGTTGCAAAAATTAGGCTTGAAGATATTATTACGGTACAAAGAGGAAAAATAAGATGTAGAAAAGCTTTTATACTTGGAGTATATGATAAGGAATCAATATAATTGTTTTCGCCGGCTGTCCAATTTTTTGGACAGTTGGCAGGTGGTGATTTAAAATGTATGTCTATCGTTTTGAGAATCAAGCTGGGCAAGGACCATTCTATGGTCTTGATGGAAAGCCCTTTACTCACCTATGGGCAGAATTTGATGATTCTGGTTTCTATGGATTTGCTTAACTACTTTGAGCATTAGAAATTCCTAACACAAGGCTATCATATCTATGCCTACGAGGTGCCGCGGCGCTATGTGACGTTTAAAGATAAGGAAGTAGTGTTTCCTAAAGAATGGCATCATAATAGGAAATTTATTGCCTATAACCCTTTCTACTATAACTATTTAAATGAAATATTAGAAGAAGTAGAAGAAAGGTATAGTAAAGAAGAAGTTGAGGAAGCTTTAAGGAAAATGATTGAGAAACTTTGGGAGGGCGGCAAGAGTGAAGATTAATGGTAAGGACTATGAAATAAAAGAAATTAGTAATATAACTGTGCGTCCGTTAACTGAAGAAGAAGAAAAAGAAGCGGAAGAGCTAAGGAGAAAGAAAAAGGCAAAATGGTTTAATGTCGAACCAGTTTTTAAAAAAGTTAGCAAAAGAGAATTTATTGACTTTATAAACCACTATCCGAGAAAACTAGACCTAGATGTCTATGGCGTATGTGAGCCGCCATCTATTACGTATAATGACTTTGAACTAGCGAATAGATGGCCCTACTCAATCGTTGCGAGCACAATGGCATATAGTGATGACCCTAAGGATTATTACTACACGCCAGAAGAGGAACGTTTTTATAAGATTATGGAAAACTTTGAAGAAGTATTTAACAACAGGACTGGATATAAGGAGGAGTAAAATGAATAAGAGAATAAAGAAAAAGATAGAAAAGAGAAGTGAGGATAAAACTCCAAAACTTTCCCATATTATAGGAAGAATATGGGAAGTAGATAGCCGTATGCCTCTGGACATATGGAATAAGTATGTTCTAAAACCAACTAGATGGAGAGGATTTCTTAAACCTTTAGGTTGGAGAAAACGCGATATTCATAATAGGCTTCAATATGTTAAGGAACCGAAGGACGACTAAAGTCGTCCTTTTTCTTTTGTCGTGCCGGCGCCCAATAGAACGGAGTTGTCTAAGTTAAATAAAACGAAGTCGTCAACCGCACGCCGGCAAGACGTAGAAAAAAAATCCTTAGTTTCTTAGCTCTAAAATGCGCCGCGCTAGCGGCGCTAGTATAGGCAGAGGACCTATATTATAGTTAAAATGGGATTATGGTTTTGATACGACCAACGGTCGTAGCCTTCTTTTGATTACTTTTCTGGGGCTTTCAGAAAAGTAATCCTAATATACTGTTTAAAATTACGAAAATAAATAGTTAAAATTACGGAAATAAGTAGTTAAAATTACGAAAATAACTGATTAAAATTACGAATAGCGCTGATTAAAATTCCGAAACGATTTTTTTCTTAGACTTTTTTTCGTAATTTTCTACTTTATAAAAGGAGGTGATTGGATATGAAATCCAATAGTGAAGTTAAAGGAAGACCTGTATTCAGTGAAGAAGGACAAATTAGAAGGAAAAGTTTAAAACTTTATACTTATTTGATATGTCGTGCATATTTAAGGAATACCCCTAAAAAAGGAATTCCAAATGTTAGAATTTTTTAGCAAAAAGATATTGTTCTCTCTCATATTAATAAGCTTTTTAAAATGGATGAAAGAACTATTAAGAAGTGTTGGGAAGAATTAGAAGATGAAGGATTAATACGTTTTACTCCTACAACTTGGAAAGAAGAAAAGTATATTTATAATGATAAGGGAGAAAGAATAAAAGTCCCATTTAACGAGAGATGGAAAATACGTAGAAAACACAAAGAGAGTTATTATGAAATGCCTATTGAAGATGGGCAACTTTTTCGGAAAATACCCAAAGAAACATTGACTGAATTAAATGAGCGTTTTAATGTTGGGGAGCTTACATTAAAAGTTTATATGACTTTAGTTAATTATCAAGAATTTTGTTATGCAAATGGTGATACTGTTAAATTTTTTACATATAAAGATTTACGAGATATCTTAGGGTATGCTTTAGAATCTACAACAGATAGAAAATTAGAAGATTGTTTACATACATTAGAAAGTTTAGGTTTAATTACAATTGAGTGTAGTAATTTTATTAACAAATATGGTAATAGTGTAGACTGTTTTCTGTTATCAGAGGTAGATTTTTGGATTACTTATAAAATTAAAGATTTTAATACAACTAATGAAAATGTTATTGATGAAAATATGCGAGAACAATTAATTTAGAAGAATAAAGAATTATATCCAGAAGCTTTCAAATAAGCTATTAGCCCAAAAATTTGTATTAATTTTATCCTGCGCCTGCACATCAAGGCTTAAACTTTTGATTTTTCTTCAACTTTATGTTATAATATTATTAATAAGAAGAAAAATTTCTTATGGAGGGAGGACATTGAACCAAACATTTATATGCGCAGATTTAAACCTTTTTAATTCTTCTTAGGCAGAGAAACGTCATATCTCAGCAAAGGAATATAATCAAATGGTAATTGACCGTATCAATACCAAAGCGAAACCTGATGATTACTTAATTCTTTTCGGCAATATAACCGAAGGCTTAATTACGGAAACCAAATTCTATCTTTCCTAGTTAAAAGCAAAGTGGGATGTAGTTGACCTTAAAGACTAGCCTTTAATTAAACTTGAAGAATTTTGGAAGTCAATGGGTGCTAGAAAAGCATTATCCCTAGACGGTTTCATTGGCGGCACAATTCGTGGTCAAAAAGAAAACGTTATAATTAGCACCAATATTTCTAATGTTAAATTTTGGCTTGGTGAGTCTCACTATATTGCTATTGCAGAAAGTGCCGCGATACCAAATGGACTTTTAAAAGAAGGTGAGATTTATAGGGACAAAGTTTTAAATATAAGTCTAGCTAATTGGGATTTCTTTCCAATTAACATTTATGATGTTCCTTAGTTAATTGATGACGAGCTAATGTTTGATGAAATGTAAAGGAGGACAAATGAAGAGCGAAGTAAAGTTTTTGGTAATTCTTGTTTATATGATTTTAATTTTAATCTTACTTGCAGAAGTCTTTGTAGGGGTTAAGCTTTGGAATTGGCTTTGTCCAGACTTATTTGGTGTAAAAGAAATTACTCCCCTACAATTTGCCGCCCTATGGGCAATTGTTAATATATTAACATCACATCCGTTTAAACCCAATTCACAACCAGAAACTATAAAGTTGGAGAAGAAATAATGTTAGCAAGGAGATTTGGTATGAATAATAGTAAAGTTATAATACTTAGTGAGACAACTGATGAGCCTTTAACCCTGGCAGGGCAGATGGCTGGTATATGTTGGAATAGTGATACCTCAGACCATACGAAGAATTTTAAACGAGGACTTGATTGTCTCCATTCTGGTCACGGTAGGGTTTTAGAGTATCCTCAGATTTACATGGTACTAGATGGGTGGAGCGCAAGGGTAATTAGAGAATTCACGCGCCACGTGGCAGGAGCGCCAACCTACGTTCAAGCATCTACGCGTTATGTTGATTATGATAACTTCGCATATTACACGCCGGCACAGATTGAGAATAATGAAAAGGCGAAAGAAATTTATGATAATTGTATGAAAACAATAGCTGATTCTGTGAAATGTTTGGAAACTGGCTATGGAATTAAACGTGAGGACGCGGCAAATCTTCTTCCTTTAGGTATGGAGACAAAAATTGTTTTTAGAACAAATCTTCGTATGCTTATTGATATGGCTAAGGTTAGAAAATGTACTAGAGCATATCATGAGTTTAGAGATTTGTTTAAGGCTATTGAAGAGGCTCTTTGTATCTATTCAGATGAGTGGAAATATTTAATAGAGGAAGAGCATATATTTAAGTGTAAGTGCGAGATAAGCCATGTATGTGATGAAACCTATGGATGCGGGCGCTATCCGAAGAAAGGAGAATCAAATGTTAAAAACAGCTAAACTCTATGAGGAACGCTTAGTTCCTCTTATTCTTGAACATTAGTATGAACTTTCTCAAAACCTAGCTTGCGGTGGTACCGGCGGCAATACAATTAATTTTCCAGATAGTAATGAAAGCGAACATCATTTCGTTAGTGTTGATGAAAATGATGAAATACTTGGTGTTTGCGGATATTACATAGACTGGGCATCACGAGTTGTAACTGCTATTTATATAATTTCCTATAGTGATGTGCCGCGGTATCAATTTGGCAAAGATATAATTCAAATGATTGATGATATTTTTACTAAGTTTAATTTAAATAAAATAGAATGGACTGCATATAGTGATAATAAAGCAATGCGTCCGTATAGAAAATTCTGTCAACGCTATGGCGGCAGAGAAGTAGGAACACTTCATCAGCATATATTACTAATGGACGGCAAGATACATGATACTACTATGTTTGAACTAATGAGAGAAGATTATTTAGGTTGCAAGGAGATGCATGAACGTGATAGAAGAAATCATAAAGAAAGAGGAACAGGAAATGACGACTCAGAAGCCTAGTTCAAGTATGGGGATTGAAGATAAGCTTAAAGAATTTAGAAAACATGAATCAAAATTTATTCCTTCTCCTTATTCAACAAAAACCAATCAAGAGAAATTTGACGCGGCACTCTGGTTTATTGATTCTCTTTACAATAGTGCAAATGAATTGATAGAAAAGAATATTAAACTCAAAGCTTATGCAAATGAGCGTTCTAATGAAGAAATATTTGCAGATAAGAATAAAGAAATTGAAGAACTTAAAGAGGAAATCCGTAAGCTTTATTATAGATTAGCACAAAGTTTTTCAATTGAGGAAGCTAATGCTATATCGGCTTGGTATACACAACATTTGCTAACTGCTGATAAGTCAATTCCTCATACGCTGACTTTCAACTACACGCCGACCCCTATTGATGATTGTCTTAGTGCAGATTGTTCTTGCGGCGCAAGTTATGATATTTGGAGGTAACAATGGAAAAGGCTGTAATAATAGTTTTAATACTAATAAATCTTGCTTTGCTTGGTGGTATTGTTTACCTAGTTTTTGCTAACTATAAACGCTATAAGAAGGCAAAAGAACTTTATGATATTAATGTTAAAGAAGTAAGCAAAGACCTTTAGCAAAAGAAAAATTATCTTGAAAAGGAAATTACTGATGAAATTGAGCAAAAGGTTTCAAAAGCTCGTGCCGCCGCTCAAGAGGAAATTGATTAGGCAGAGCAAAATAAGCTTAATCAAATTAGCTTAAAAGAAAAAGAGCTCAACGTAATTTTATCTAATTATGATGAATAGTCGCGCCGCGGCAAGGAAGAGCTTGAACAACGTCTTCAGGCTTATAGAGAAGATGATATGGCGGCAAGACGTAGACGAGAAATTGAGAATGAGGAATTATTAAAAGAAACACATTTAAAATATGCTGATTCTTTAAAGGCTTTAGAATCGGATTATAAGGATAAAAAAGAAGGTCTTAAAGCTGATTTTTTTAGCTTTAGCGAGAGCATTAGCTCAAAGAAACAAAAGCTCCAAGAAGAAATAGATTCTTATGAGAAGAAACAAAAAGAAATAATCTCTCGCTTTAAAGCAGATGAAGAGAAAAAACTTAAAGCTGATTTCTACCGAATTTAGATTAAGGAGTCAGATAAGGAAGATATAAAGAAACTTAGAAAAGTAGCTGAAACACTTAACAATCCCGCAGTGCTTTATAAGCTTATATGGGAAAATTATTATAAATAGCCTTTCTCTTAGATGATAGGACGTGTTGTGCCGCCGACTAATGGCGCCGTTGGTATCTACAAGATTACGAATTTGCAAAATGGCAAGTGTTATGTAGGACAGACTCGTTAGGCATTTGGAGATAGGTGGCGTAGCCATGTCCGTAGAGGCGTACGTGCGGAAGTCGGCACTGCTAATAAACTTTATGGTGAAATGTGGGATATAGGTGTAGAAAACTTTACTTTTGAAATTATAACCACTTGTAAACCGCAAGAATTAAATGAGAAGGAGAAATATTTTATTAACTTCTATGATTCTTGTAATTGGGGATACAATAGTACGCGTGGCGGAAGCTAAAAGACATTTAATAATAAAACTCTACTTTAATTTAAGGAGGTGGTTTTGTGCCAAATATTAATGATTTCTTTTAGAGTTGTAAGCTTTTAGGCATAGACCATATTGAAATATTGCCAGATAGAGATGGAGACGGCGGCACAATTACAGATTATAATTAGGTTATAAAGAGAACTTGGATAAATGAAAGTACCTATGAATATCATCGCCTAAGATTAGAACGTTCTAATATTGTCTTCTTTAATAATGGCACTTCAATCGGTGGAGGTGGTCCTACTTTGATTTTAAAAGCACAATTAATTGACGAAATAATTAAGGGAATGACTAATGAAGAAGTTATTGCCTATTTTTAGCAGCTTAAAAATGGAACATTAGAACTTGAAGAAGATGAAAATGGTTATGTAACTATTCCTGTAAGTAATGATATGTTCGTTCAAAATGCTATTCTTTATAGCGACCAAACGGCAGGACCAGAGGAGACTTGGGCGTATTAGACTAGTACGGTTGAAATTCCTATGGAAACTGGTATTAGAACCTTTAGCGGCGCAACAAAAGATGAAATAATTACTTAGGGATTAATGGGAATTATGGCTAATAGCTTAAAAGATATGAATGGAACTAGCTATGCCATAGATTCTTTATTTGGAAAAATTAAAAGAAAAGTTGAAAAAGCTATGACTGATACTCATGGAGCAGACCCCGCGTATTGGACCCTTGAAGATGTTAAATTACCGTGGTTATATAATAGAATTGGTATCTATGCAAATAATAAACGTAATTATATGTAGGGCGGTTTTACTACTTCTGGTTATACCGAACCAGCTTGGAATATAGGTTATTCAACAGATTCTTTTTCAACTGCTATTGACCTTAAATTAGTAGAATATGCGAATAACTAGTTTACTTATGTAATTTATTTTAGTACAAAAAATGGAACCTATGGAAACGGTGGTGTTTTTTCAAAAGAAGAATTAAGCACCGATATAACAAACAAAATAACTTATCCTTTATATTGGTGTAAACGCACCCCCAATCACACAGGAAAAACAACTTTTGAAGATATGGGTCAATATAATGCTTGGAGATTTTAGGGTGCCGTAAGTTTTGGAGGATATGACAGTGCAAATGAATGTATGGCTAATCCTATATAGGAATTTAACTAGAATTCAACTAATTGGAGTACAAATTATAGAACTATAAGATATAGTGAATAGCCATATTTAATAGGAATGGTTCTTTGGATAACTGATATTATTCCATCTGGAGAATATAAATATAGTAGATTCTGGTTAATTCCTATAGCTTTTAATATTCATGGAGATATATTGTCTCCTCTCTATACCAATGAACCAGTTAATTTAAATCCTGATACTAACTTTAATTATAAGCAAGCGTCACCAGTACCTAATTTAAATGGCAATATTATAGTTCGCTTATCATTACCGATGTCTTAGGCAGAAGTAGACTATGCGTTAGCAAATAATTTTGTAATTGTTCCAGTATCTTGTTTACCAAATGATACTACTTATATAGAAAATGGAGAAGAACCTGGAAGTGGTACATAATGGTTTTAGTTCCTATTAATACATTTAAAGTCGGTTCTCCTTAGGTGAGAATTGAAATTGCACCAAATTTTTTAGATGATACAGCCACTCATGAATGTGTATATGTTAAAAATATTGATTTTTATTATACACTACCAATACTTAATAAAGATGGAGTTGCAATTAATTATTTAGATAATAATTACTATGATGTATATGATTCTAATGTTGATGGTAACGGAAATCCAATTTATATTAGAAATTAAAAGAAACCCCTAAGATTAATTCTTAGGGGATTTTTATTACAGATATATTTAATTTATTCCTTTTATAAAATCGTCATAATTAGAGTCTGACGGATAGAATATTCCTGTTATAATGTCGTATAGTCCTGCTCTGCCGCCTACCTTTGCCTGCGCGGGGACAAGGTTGTGGACTAGAGTACCGTTCCCGTCGTAGAGCTTCACGCCGTAGATAGTCAGGTCAAATTGTGTAAATGGCGTGACTGTTCCCTCATCGTCAAATCCCGCTATCATGATAGGTATAGTCGGTGTGGTATCGTCTGTGCGGTTTGTCATGGTATATGATTTTGAGCCATACATACATTTTCCGTTTCCGCGCCGCAGTATGCAGATGTTTGGAATCCCCAGTTCGTTGTCTGCAATGTTCGGCACATCAAAAACGTCACCGCTCGTTACTGTAAACCCTGACCACCCCACAAAATCCGTGCTGTTTGTACCATATCGCGATATAGCCATCAAAAAATGCTCAGTCGGGTACCTCACGCCGAAAAAGATATCATCTCCGCCTGTATTGGGATTGTCGAACATCGCGCATACGTGCGCTTCCCAGTTGTAATTTGGCACTATGTCCGTCAGGATAATGCTGTTTCCCTCGGATTTTATATATTTTAGGAAATTAACGGGAAGTTGCTGAATGTTAACTGTCACGGAACTATATCCGTCAGCTTCATCATCTACAGCATAATAAGTTCCATTTTCTGTTATATTCTTAGAAATAAGAACTCCTCCGCCTCCGCTTATTGCTTCAATCTTATCTGCGAAGCTTTCGAATCCATCGCCAGCTTCAATTGTGCCGCCCTTATCAACTATTGCCGCGGCAATAGCGTCCCTTGCATTACTTAATCTAGTTAAATTTTCTGCTATTGTATGTGGCATTATAACATCCCCTCTAGAGCAGTGTTGATGTCACCAATGGTTTGTTCAATATTTTCTATATCCTATTCTATAGTTCCAAAAGGAAGCTCAACTGAATCTGTACTAATTAATTCTTCATTTGAATCTTTTAAATTTATTGTTAATGTTGAGTCATTACTACTATATTCCAATTCAACAGTAGAATCTCCTTCTCCACAATAGGTAAAACCCTTAAATAATATATTCTTTCCCATTTGGAATAACACCTCCGTTCCAAATTATTCTTCATTAATAAGTAGAATTTAAAGCTTTTTTATCTAAAAAAATTAATAAATATTTGAAAACAAAAGAATTTTTTGTTATAATAAATATAGAAAATAAATTAGGAGGAAATTATGAATAGAGATGATTTTGGATTTAACCTAAATCTTGCTTCATTTATTATTGGGTTAATTAACTATTAGGAAAATTTAACTCAAAGTGATAAAAGTGAAATTTTATAGAACTCACAAAATGTTTCGGATGAAATTATAAAGAAAATTGACGAGCATTTGTAGAAGTAGGATAAGAAAATTGATGAAATATTGGCTATATTAAAAAGGAATTATTAATCTACGCTGTGCCGCGAGTCCAAAAATTTGGACAATTAATTCCTTAAAATTATGGTACCGCGGCAGGACAAGGAGAATTGAAATGGATTGGAAATTCTATGCTAATTATGCAAAAGAGCATCCTATTTATCAAGTAAGTAAAACTAAAACTGTAGGTGAGAAGTATAATCAAAAAGCAAGAAAATTTAAACATAAGTATGGTTTTGACTATGGTGAAACCTATAATCTCGACCATTCAATTGCTACCTTTATCTTACCGCGACTTGCTTTTCTGAGAGACAATAAATCCGGTTGGCATCCTGAGCCAGAAGATTATGATGAAACTGGTCATATAATTAACGAGGAAGAGAGTATAGCTAAGTATAATAAAAAGTTAGACACAATAATTGAAGCTTTTTACCTTTATCTTACAAAGGATACTTTTGACTGGACTGAAGAAGATAAGAAACTTTGGAATGAAGGCATGAAGCTGTTTGTGGAAGAATTTATGGGTTTTTGGGACTAAAGGAGGAATTTGAATGGGAAATTTTAGATTTACTAAAGCAAAGTTTCTACTTAAGATTACCGAAGTAGAAAAAGGAGAAAATGAACAACTTAAAGTTGTTTCAACTAGGAATGAATGGTGCCGCGGCTCAGATTTGGAAAGGTCTTTAACTGAAGACTTTAATAATAATGTTGCACGTTCAATCGAATTTTGTGGTTCTGAGCCTAAACAGTTTAAACTCGGTACACTTTATATAAGACATGATGGAAAGGCAGCGTGGGTGTTTAATGAACGAAAAGCAAATGAAAGCAACTCATGATGAGTATGTTGAACTTTGCACATAGCTTATAAGGCGCTGTAAAGATAATTTAGAGAAAGGGAATCCTGATAAGTATTGGCATAGATTAAAGTTTTTTGTTTGGGGATTAATGTATCCAGAGAGAAATAGGAAACCTGACGAACTTATTACTGATGAAGAGTGGGAACATTTATGTGAATTAAATGAAGCAATACTTGCTGATTGTTATAGTGCTATTTAGGAAGGTAGTCAATTAAATCAATTTGTAACCATACCATTAAATAATCCCACGAGAGGATTGCGCGCCGGCACAGTGTGTAGGAATGATATAGGATATGTCGAAGGCGATAATGATGAAATTCTATAATCGAGTATGTTATAAATGTGGACTTAATTTCTTTACAGATGATGAAGAAGGATTTTATTGCGATAAGTGTTTTAGACTTTTAATTAAGGATTTTTTAGAAAGTTTAAAATAAAATATTTGAATTTCTATAAAATTTATGATATAATATTTATAGAATAGTGATATAATTATTATAGAAAGTTGAGAAATATATACCTTTAAAATATATTTCTCAATTGCGCTCCTATAGTTTAGCAAGAAAAATAATTGCCTTGTAAGCAATAGTGCCCCGAGCATGGCGGGGTGGGAGCTTTACAATGGAACTAAGAAATAAAATATTTGAAAATTTAAAAAATTTTTGATATAATATTATTAGTGAAGTTGAGAAATACATTTAAAATTATTGCCCTTTAGTCAAGTAGTTAAGACAGTAAGCTTTGACCTTACCACCGTCAGTGCAAATCTGGCAAGGGCAGCTTTGGCTCATTAGTTTAATAGTAAAATGCCGCTCTGTCACAGCGGTGTCGTGGGAGCATAACCCGCATGAGCCGTCGACCGCCACTAGCTCAGAAGTAGAGCAATCGGCTTTTAACCGATGGGTGCGGGGAGCATTACCCCGGTGGCGGACTTAAACCTAATTTCTAAGGATAATCAAGGATTAAAAGATACTAAGACAATAGGAACTTCGTCCGTGGAACACTTGGAGAGCCAACTCCAGAATAAAGGTTGTGAAATCCATAGAAGTAGCGCGAGATTGAAACGGCTCGCTCCTTAGAAAATTAGACTTTAAAATATTTGAAAATTTAAAAAATTTTTGATATAATATTAATAGAAAATCAGTTAGTTCATTTTAAATGATTAAATATGATAATTTTGTTCATAGCTAACTCATACATATTTCGGTGTAGCCAAGTGGGAAGGCAGGAGGCTCTAACCCTCTGTTCCCTTAAGTGGGCGAAGGTTCGAATCCTTCCACCGAAATTAGAATTAGGGATAGCAAAGAGTAATTAACTTTGTGATAAGATGACTCCTACATCTTCCCTATATTCTTATTAATTAGGAGAATATTTAAATTAAGTTCATAGGAGGAATTTATGTGGTAGGTATTTATAAAATAACAAACTAGATTAATGGATTATCTTACATAGGACAAAGTCGTAATATAGCAGAAAGATGGAAGAATCATAAAGCAACTGCTTTTAATTCTAATGATAAAAGTTATAATTACCCATTGTATTAGGATATACGTAATTATGGTATTGAGAATTTTTCTTTTGAAGTTCTTGAAGAATGTTCAATTGATGAGCTAAATGAAAAAGAAATTGAATGGATAAATTACTATAATTCTAATAGTATTGGATATAATTAGACAGATGGAGGAAGTTCTAGCCCTATACCTCAAAAATTAACTTTAGAAGAAATTGAAGAAATTTACGATTTATTATTTAATACTTCTATGCCTTAGTATTAGATAGCTGAAAAATTTAATGTAGATTAGACTACTATATCTAACATTAACGTTGGAAAGACTTGGTTTAATGAGAATATAGATTATCCAATTAGAAAAAAAGTAATTTCAATTTATTACTGTAAAAATTGTGGTAAGAAAATAAGCAAAGGTGCTACTTATTGTAGTGATTGTATAAAAAAATATCCTTCAATTATACTTAATAAAAGTTAGATTATTAATGAAGAACAATTTTTAAATATTAGTAAAGGAGAAGTTATCATTTATAAAATTATAAATGATATAAACGATAATATTTATATTGGGAGCACTAGTTTATCCTTAGAAAAAGCTTTATATAACTTATTTAAAGATTCACAAAGAGATAAAACTGGACGAGCATTATTTAATGCTTTTAAAGAATATGGTTATAATAATTTTAAAATTGAGGGTTTGGAGATAGCTAATGAGGAAAATAAAAATGAAAAGATTATGAATTATATAAAAAAATATCATTCATATATAAATTTTCAAGATAGTAAAGGTTATAATGAGACTTTGAAAGCAGGATGTAAATAGTTATATGATTATAAAGAATTAGCTGATAAATATCTAGAATTAAAAAATGTTAAACAGGTCAGTGATTTTTTTAATTGTAGTTTAGACACAGTAAGAAAAGCCTGTAGAGAAATGGGAGTGGAAATTCTTTCAAATAAGAAAATATCATCAAAACCAATTAAAAGAATTGACCCCATTACAAAAGAAGAAATTATTTTTGATAGTATTTCTGATGCAGCAAAACTATCTTTTCCAGAAAAACCTGTCGAAACAGCTAGAAAAAATATTTCTAGTGGTTTAAATCATCATAGAAAAGCTTATGGCTTTTGGTGGGAATTAATTGAATAATTTTTAAGACACATACAGCAATTTTATAAGCTTATTTGTTTTTAATAGGTATTAAACAGTTGTGTCTTGAAACGATTTGGAAGTATATACCGTAAGAAGAAGCGGGTCTGACTGTAAATCAGATGGCATATGCCTCGGGTGGTGCAACTCCATCTGCTTCCATTAAAGACGTTATCAGCAACTGATTTTAATTGTGTTGCCATCCATTAACATTATTAGAAAACGTCTTGATTTACCCCATTAGCTCAGCAGTAGAGCATTAGTCTTACAAACTAAAGGTTTGAGGGGCGGCACCTCAATGGGGTATATGGGCTGTTAGTTCATTAAGTAGAACGCTAGCTTTGCAAGCTAGAGGTGCAGGGAGCAAAGCCCTGACGGTCCATTTGGGAAGCTATAGGAGAGGGCTTTAGTTTTAAAGCTTTCTTTTGCGAGAACCAGTAATGGGAACCATCAACCTTTACGAAGGTGGTTTTAAACTCCATTCACAGCGGCTATAGCATAAGGTACTTGGTTAGTACCGATTTGATGGGTAGTAGCTCAGTCGATAGTAGCAGCTGGCTGTTAACCAGCAGGTCGTGGGTTTAAGTCCCACCTACCCAGCCATTCGCCCCATCGTCTATGGTTAGTAAGGACAGCAGATTTTCAATCTGCAAAGACCGGAGCATCGCCGGTTGGGGTGATTTAGGCAGTTACAGCAAAATTAATTGGATAAAGAAAATTTGTTTATGAATTTTTGAGACGTTCGAGCCGTCTAAACTTAACTGTCTAGTAGAACTAAGGTAATTTAATATTTATGCACCCGTAGTCCAGAGGCAGGAGACAAGCGACTTAAAATCGCTACAGGGCTGGTTCGAATCCAGTCGGGTGTAGTTAACTTAGGAGATAGAAACAGGTAGCTCCTGTTTTGATAAGAGTAACGCTCCACTCTTCTCCTATAGTTATTTTATTATGGAGCGAAAACTTAAGATAATATGGGAGCGTGGGTTTATGATAGGAATTTATAAAATTACAAATTAGATTAATGGAAAAATCTATATTGGACAAAGTGTTCGTATAAAATAGCGATGGAGTTAGCATAAAGCTGAAGCGAAAGAAAATAGAAGGAACACTTTACTTTATAATGCTATGCGGAAGTATGGTATTGAAAATTTTACTTTTGAAGTAATAGAAGAATGCTCATAGGAACAATTAAATGAACGAGAAATTTATTGGATTTCTTATTATGATTCCTTTAATAAAGAAAAAGGATATAATATGACACCAGGTGGCTCAGAGCCTATAAAAGTAAACCCGCAAGAAATTTATGATTTATGGGATTAGGGTTTATGTGTAAGCGATATTCTTAAAAAATTTGAAGGTAAAATTGGACATACAACTATTTAGAATTATTTACATGAATATTCTAATTATTCTGTTCAAGAAAGTAATAGAAGAGGTGGAATAAAAGCAAGAAAAATTGCTGAAGAAAGTGGAAATGTTCCAGCAAATAATATAAATAAAAAAATTAAATAGTATGATTTATGGGGTAATTTTATAAAAGAATGGAAAACTTAGAATGAAATAGAAAGAGAATTAAAGATAGACAGCGACCTGATAGGACGAGTATTAAATGGTAAACAACAATAGGCAGGTGGCTATCAGTGGATTACTGGAGATTAGTAGCCAGAAGATTTAACAAAAAAGAAAGGATTTCAATTAAAATTTGGAATTATTCAATATGATTTAAATGGAAATGAAATAAAACGTTATCCTACCTTAATTCAAGCTGCTATGGCAATGAATTGTGAAAGTAGAAATATCTCAAGAGTGTGCAAGCATCAAGAAAATAGAATAACAGCTTGTGGTTATAAATGGGAATATGATTATTCAATTTGGGACGGAAAATTAATATAATAGAGCTTAATGCTCTATTAACGAGGACGTGGTGTAAAGGTAGCACTCCGAGCTTGGGACTCGGAAGAGCCGTTCGAGTCGGACGTCTTCGACTAGAAGTATAACGGAGCTTGGTAGTCACTCGTCTTCGGCAAGTACTTCAATGAGTTCTTTAATTGCGGAGTTGTGAGGGTAGTCATGAATATTCCGTAAATGGTGTTTTGTAGTTTGACCATGTACATAATCAAACTACTTAATTTGCCCATGTAGCCCAGCGGCAGGAGGCGACTGGCTTAGGACCAGTACAGGGAATGTTCGAATCATTTCATGGGCACTAAAGACACATCAGCAACTATTTTCTTTTGCGTTTCGGAGCCGGTGGTATAGGTTGGAATCCTGTTCTCTCCGCCATATTATGGGGAGATAGTGTAATTGCTAGCACGCCGTTTATAAGTGTGTCTTGTTTTGACCTAGTAGCCAAGTAGACTAAGGCGACTGGCTGCAACCCAGTTATTCGATGGCGCACATCCATCCTAGGTCTTTACCAAAAAAGACTCCAACTCTCGGCACTAGAGTATAAATAGTGCTATGGGGCGATAGGCTAGCAGTTAAACCCGTGGATTGTGGCTCCACGATGCTACGTGCGACTCGTAGGCGTCCCTTTATGCACCATTAGTTTAATAGTAGAACTGTTGGCTTCCACCCAGCGGACGTCGGAGCGTAACCGACATGGTGCTTTTTAAAGACACTTTCAGCTAATTCCAACCTTACTGTTATAAGTTCAAATCTTATTGATTCATTCAGAATTAATAAGTTTAAATCTTATTAATTCTTTTAGAATTATAGCTCAATGGAAGAGCACAAGGAAAAAGAGTGTCTTGATATTTGCCCAGCTAACCCTAATTGGCAAGGGAGTAGTCTTGAAAACTACGAGTAGTCGTTGATAGCGGCGTTTCTGTTCGAGTCAGAAGCTGGGCGTTTTAATTTAACCTTTCGCCGCGAGTCCAAATTTTTGGACAGTTGGCGGATAAAGATTTTAAAGTAAAATATTTGATTTTATTTTAAAATTTTGTTATAATAATTATAGAAAATTAATAAAGACGATTTCAGCAAATTAAAACATCAATTTAGGGAATTGAAGCGTTTAAGTCGTCTTGAAAGGAGTTAGATAATGAGAATAGGGGTAGATTTAGATAATGTTGTAGTTGCAACAACTGCGGCTGTTATTGATTATATTAATGAACGAGTTCCAGCAAGTCTTAAAATGGAAGATATTCATGATTATTATATTGAAAATGCTCTGCCGGCACAGTATAAGTGGATAGGTTCGGCAGCATTTACCGATTCCCTAATGTGGAAGAAAGTTAAGGTAATCCCTGAAGCGGTAGAATATCTTCATAAACTTTATGATGAAGGTCATGAAATTTACTTTGTAACAAGTTCCTTACCTTCTAATCTTCATAAGAAAATTAAGCACCTTGAAAGAAATTTAGATTTCTTTCCAAAGAATTACATAAAGAAATATACGATTAATACGAATATAAAGCAAATTATTCGTGCCGACGTATTAGTTGATGATTGCCTACAGAATTTTGTTGGAGATAGAGAATATTTTGGTATTTGTTATAAATATCCGTGGAACGAATGGCGGCAAGACCGAGCAGATTTAATTAGAAATCTTTATGAAAATGGTTTTTGCTATGCTGATAATTGGCAAGAAATTTATAAGTATATACATCGCTTAGAGAAAGATAATTCATCAAATAAATACATATTATCTTGAAGGAGGAAACTAAAATGAGTTTTGCAAATGGAATGAAGAGAATGGCAAATCAAACTTTGTCAGAAAATTTGGGTGTAGTATTTAAGTCAACTGGCGACGGAAAGCTGCTTGACCTTTTTGCTACTATCGGCGGTATGAGAAATCAGCCTATTAATGAAGTAATTTCTAAGTGGCGTGCTGCTTATAAGGAAAACCCCGAGTATGCAGCTAATCTAATCCTGTACACTCGCTCGATTAGGGACGGCGGCATAGGTGAACGTAAGATTGCTCGTGCGCTTTATAGAGAACTTGCAAATCTTGAGCCTGAGAAGGTTAAGCGCAACTTTAAGACCATAGTTAATTGCGGCAGATGGGATGACCTTTTCTCATTAGAAGGAACTCCTGTCGAAGATTCAATGTGGGCATTTATTGTTGCACAGTTAGTTGAAGATGTAAAAAATATGAAGGAAAATAAGCCTATTTCTTTACTTGCAAAGTGGCTTCCTTCTATTAATACCTCTAGTGCTGAAACTCGTAGAATTGCAAGAGTTTTTTGCTCAAAGGCAGATTTGTCTTATAAGACTTATAGAAAGACCTTATCTAAGCTTCGTGCTTATTTAAAGGTTACTGAGGTTGATATGAGCGCAAATCATTGGGAAGTCATTGATTTTGAAGCTGTGCCTTCTAAGGCTATGAGTCGTTATATTAAGGCATTTAGTAAGCACGTTCCTATGGCTTTCGAAGCTTATAGAGAAAAGCTGAAGAACGGCACTGCAAAGGTCAATGCTGGAACAATTTCTCCTAGTGAGATTTGTAAGAAGTTTTTGACTAGTGGCGGAGTTCATTATTGGGGAGATTATGGCTGGAATAATAGCGCTTCAAAGGCTAATGATGGTCGTAAGATTCTTGATGTGGTTGACCTTGCTCAGTGGAATGCTTTGCCTAACTATGTAGATGAAGAGTATGAAGTTGTATGTTGCGCCGATATCAGCGGAAGTATGTCCTGCTGTAATTACGAGCCTCTTGCAGCAAGTGTGGGATTAGCTACGTATTTTGCCCAGAGAAATCAAGGAAGTTATCATAATCTTTATTTAAGTTTCGCTGGAGACTCTCATTTTATTCAGCTTGAAGATGAATGGGATGTAGAGCGTTGCTTTAAGGAAATACTTGGTAGTCAGGTTGCATATAACACTAATATGGATTCTAGCTTTAGAGCCATTTTCAATGTTGCAAAAGAAACGGGAGATTCACCCCGTGCTATGCTGGTTATTTCCGATGGCGAGATGGATAACTTTATTACCTCTTCTCAGTGTGACTCTATCGTTTCTAAGTGGGAAAAGAAGTTTAATGATGCTGGTCTGGAATTTCCTCGGGTAATTTCATGGAACGTTGCTTGCAGAAATGGAACAGTAATAGCTCCCTCTAATGATAATGTAAGTTATCTTAGCGGTTATGGTGCTGGTCCTATGCAGAATCTAAAAACTTTTATTGAAACCACACCTTATGAAGCAATGATAGAAACTCTGTCTCAGATTCAGTTCACTTGGAAGTAATACATATAAAAAAGCGTCCTTAACGGGCGCTTTTAATTTTGTCTTCGCCGACTGTCCAAAAAATTGGACAGTTGGCAGAACAAGGCAGATTAACTATTTTGATGATATGGCGGCACAATATAGGTTTTACTCTCAATAAAAAATTATTTGTATTTTTAAAAAAAATATGATATAATATATATAGAAAATAAAAGAAAGAGGTTTTGCCTATGAATTTTAATAAAGAAGAAATTATGTCTATTGTCGCAGAAATTCTTGGAAGTGAAGCTACTGGACTTTATATTAATGAAGCAGTAGTTTGTAGAGATTTGGACTATGGAGATGTGCCTTTGCTTTCTACTGTAGGAACAATACCTTTTGCTATTGAAGACATAGAAGGATATAGCATTTCTTATGGTATGACTAAGCTTTGTATCTGTCCTGACAATAAGCATATAGACTGGGTAATCAAGATTCCTATAACTGGAATTTATGAAGAAGAATATTTTGATGATAATGAAGATTTAAGTTTTGCAGAAGATAATGATAATTTCAAGGGAGTAAGAGCAGTAGGTAGAGCTATTTCTGATATTTGCGATGAAGAACTCGCTATTTATGAGAATTATTCCTCTGATGTAAAAGAACTTATGGCTAAAAATTATTTTATTGGGGAATATAAAGGTATTCCCATATATGTGCAGGAGAGAGTTTTTTCCTGTGAAAATGAATGTGCTGTAAATTATGCTAGTTATGGTGAAGCACTTGATGACTTTATCATGCACGAAATAGACTATCTTATGGATATTAATAGTGATATTGATGATTCTGATTTTGCTTATAATATTATAATGCACTATGGTATTATAAAGGCAATTGAAATTTATAATGAAATTAGTGATTTAGATGATATGCATAAAGGTAATTATGGTTTTAATATGAAAGGTAAAGCTATGATATTTGACTATGCAGGATATAGTAGAGATTACTATGAGTTCTTTGCAGCATAAGGGGTGATTAAATGATAGGAGTAATTATTGGTGGTGCTTTGGTTGATATAATAGTTTTTTATTCATTGCTTAAAGCAGGAGCAAAAGATGATTATTTAGATGAGGTTGGCTATGGAAAGGAGGAAGGTTAAATGGGTCTTGACTGTGGATTGGTTTTAAAGATTCTTGAAAGGGATACTAATCAATTTGTAGAATGTGAAATATTTTATTTCCGTAAGAATTATTCTTTATCTAAGAGACTTCAAGAGTCTGCACTTTATTTCAAAGACTATGCAAAGAATTTGGAATATGATGGAGAATATGGAATCACTTTAGATTTAAATACACATTTAGATGTTGTTTGGGAAATGGCAAGTCGTATGGCAGCAGAGATGGATGCAGAAGTAATAGACTTTTTACAAGGAATTAATGAAATAGACAGGTCGGAAGACGAATTTGAATTTGATTCTATTTGGGATGTTGGTGGTTATATTCGTAATGTAAATGCCGCGGCACTACAAATTCATAGTTTATATCTTTTTCTTAGAAAGAAAATTACTTTTGAAACTTTAGCAGATATTTGTGAATTTGATGTTGAACCTGAAATTATTGATGAACCAGATAAATTTGATTTTGACCATATGGAACTTGAATTTTATTATTCTTATTAAGGAGGAAGGCTTATGAACTTCATAAGAGAATTTAATACTTATACTAAGGCGGCAGAATTTGCTAAGAAAACCTATGGAACTGTTGTGCCGCAGTATGATTGGGATAAGCATAAGAACCAGATGATAAAGAAATGGATTGTTAAGTATTAATAATCCATATTGGGGATGTAATTAGTTTCGACGTGGGAAATACGGTATAATTTGCAAGTGGGAGGCGGCACAACCTTACGTAGCAATTAAAATAAATGCAGCTTGATTTTTTATATATATCATACTTAATATTGTTTTGCTTTAATTGTTCCAATATACATATTAAGTCTATATAAATCGGAATAGTTCTTTTTAAGAATTGCTAAGCTTAAAAAGTATTTAGCTGACATAACTCTTGAGCTTGTTGCGCCGGCGCAGGGTGAAGAAAGATATAAATGACGTAACTAAACTTGTAGAGGATTATATTAAGTTTTTCGCGGACGGGAGGGCAGAGCTCCCCATCTCCATGGTAATTTAGAGGAGGGAGAAAGGTGGTTTATGTTGCATTTGGACTGATTTTAGGAACCGTTGGATTAAGAATTATTAGATTTTTGATAGGAGTGATTAAATGCTTTTAACTTTTACTTTGATTATTCTTACTATTTTATTTATAACTTTTAGAAAAAGAATTAAAGAAAATTTTTCTTGGTCAGTAGAAACTGCGTGGGATGTTAGTCTTATGTCTTTATTGATTATAGACATGATTGCTTGCTTAATTCTTTTATTTTATAATTTCTTTCTTTATGATTTTAATAAAACTACTTTTCAAGAGCGTTATAGCGCCATACAGACCGCAATAAAGAATGATAACTATGATGGTCACTGTGCAGATATGGTATATAAATACAATGCACAAGTAAAATTTGCAAAGAAACATAGAGATAATATCTGGATTGGTTGGTTCTGTGATAGGGCTGCGGCAGAACAAGAAATTATTGAACTAGAAAGTAGTGATTAAATGCTAATTGTTCTTTGTACAGTTCTTTCTTTATTTATTCCTTTAGGAACTTTAATGATTTGCTGTTCTATTGAAATTGCAACTAAGAAAAGAGTTCCACATTTAATTCAATTGGTTTGTATTGCTTTTCTTTGTTTTGTTGCAATAATAATGTTTTGTGAAGCAACTATTATTTTTCAAGCTAGAACTGGTAATTCTCGTAAAGAAAAAAAATTTAGCAATTGGAGACAAACAATTGAGATTGGAGCATCAATTGATGGGCTAACTCCTGAGATTATTAAAGATATTTATAATTATAATTCAATGATTAAGGTACATAAGTATTATTTAAATAGTCGATGGACGAATTGGTTTGCTAGTCCAACTATAGCTAATCAACCATTAATTGATATTAATAAGTATAAACCATATACGGCAGAAGCATAAGACCACATGGGCGGTCTTTTGTTTTATTTGTGCCGGCTGTCCAATTTTTTGGACAGTTGGCAGAGCAAAGCTGATGATACGGCGGCACATTATAAGAAAATGATTGTATTTTTTTAAAATTTATGATATAATATTATTAGAAAATAAGAAAGGAAGTTGATATTATGGCTGGTCGTTTCGTAGCAACTCCAGAGTTAATTGAGGAAATGAATAGGCTATACTATGAATGTGGCGTAAAGGCACAGGTTGCAAGACAAATTGGTTGTAGTCCTAGCACAGTATCACGATATCTTGTTCCGGGGTGGAAGCCAACTACTGTAGTAGCGAATGAAATTGAAGAAATCTTAGAGCGCAAAGATATTCAGCCTAAAGGTTCTTTAGATTTCGCACTCTATGTTGCCGCGGCAGATAACCCTTTAGTGGCATTTTGTGAGTATTGTAAACTCTCAAATGATGAATGGGCGGATATGGCGGCGATTCAGAAAGATTTAGTTACTATAGCATAAGAAAGGAGACTATATGACTAATTTTGATTTAATGAGATTCTTTCATCCTGTAAAGAATATGACTGATGACTATTATCTTGCAGGCTTTGATGATAATGAAATATTTAAAGGTAGACCTGATTTTAGTTATAGCTCTTCTTATCATGTGCTTGATGCAAGACTTGTTGGTTTACCTTATCCAGACTATCTGCTTTGGTGTGTAAAGAATTATCATGCTACGCTCGGCGGCAAGAGAGGATATTGCTATCCTTTGTTTAAAGATATTGCTGATTGTCAGAGATTTTGTAGTATGTTAAATGAGAAGTTTAAAGAATTTATGAAGCAGAGTGGACTTTTTGAGGAACTTATTAATCAATAAGGTTTGCCCTTATCTTTCGAGATAAGGGCAAAATATTTGAATTTTAAATAAAAATATGTTATAATTATATTATAAAAGGAGGAAAATATGTATATTGTGTATTGTGTAGGTGTGCCTGTTCAAACTTGTAAGACAAGTAAAGATGCATATAGATTAGCTAATACTCTTTTACATACTAATTGCGTTTCTGAAGTGGGTCTTTGTAGCAGACTTAATGAATTGGATAAGAGTTATGAGCATAACCCAAAAGATTTCGGAGTAATGGGTTACGTCTGGGTTCAGAAACTTAAAGTAGGCGATAATATTGAATAGTAATAAATGGGTTGTAGATTATGGTAATTCTAATATTATTCTCCATGAGGAGTTTGATTCAGAAGATGAAGCTATTGAATGGGGTAAAGCTTTAAATAAAACTCATCTTTTTAAATATAATAATGATAATATACCTTTAACATATATGCATTTAGTCTATGAACCTAGTTTTATAGAAGATGTTGTGCCGGCGCCCGATACCGCGGCACAAAGTGAACCTGAACAGGAAGGGGAGGGAGGAGAATAAGATGAAAGCAAAGTGGGAGTAGTTTAGCGAAGAAGAATTAAAAGAAATGATTTTATCATCTCTATCATATCAAGATTGGGGTCGTAAAATGGGTTATAAGTTTTTTCGTGCTTCTATTGCTTAGAAGATGTTTATTTAGTATCCTAATTTAGAAATTTTAGCTAAAGAAAAATTTAATAGAATGAAGGATTTAACTGGATAGAGATTTGGTCGTTTAGTAGTAATTGAATATTCAGAAGAATTTTCAAGAAAAAAAAGAGAGGAAGGAGACAATGAAGGACGCTATTGGAAATGTCAATGTGACTGTGGAAATATTCATTATGTTAATACTAAAAGATTAAATAGTGGGAATACAAGGTCATGTGGTTGCTTGGAGTATGAAAATAGAATTAAAAATACTTAGAAAGGAACTGAAAAAATTAAAGTAGATTTAACAGGACAAAAATTTGGATTATTAACAGTATTGAGAGAAGCAACAAAAGAAGAAGTAGAAAATAGAATTAGAAAAAGCAAAGTTATTTATTGGTTTTGCCAATGCGATTGTGGAAATAATCATATTGTAGCCACATCAGATTTAAAATCAAATAAAGTACAGTCTTGTGGATGTTTAATATCTAAAGGAGAACAAAAAATTGAAAAAATATTAATAGAGAATAATATAAGTTTTAAAAAATAGTATTTTTTTTAATGATTTAAAAGGAGAAAGTGGCAGGTATTATTTTTTTGATTTTGCTATTTTTGAAAATAATAAATTAAGTCATCTAATTGAATATGATGGAATATAGCATTTTAGTTTAAAAGATTA